AGCGTAGGCACTTGCGCCTTGATTGCGTAAACCAATGCGAACATTGACTTACCAGCATTAGGTGCTGCTGCAACCATACAGACTTGCCCACGCCTGAACTTGATCTGCTTGGCAGCTAAGCCAGCCCACACATCCGGTAGCGGTGTGGCTTTGGTAAGCACACCACCCCAAGCGCGGGAAAGATCAAGCACGTCTATCTCCTTCAAGGAATATATTCTGTTGTCTACGGATTATCTTACGATCATTCGGTGAAAGACCGCCCCACATACCCCAGGCTTCTTTCCTTAAACCCCATTCGGCACACTCGACTTTGTGTACGCATCTATTACATATTGACTTAGCAAAGTTGTAATCATTGATTACCTTTAACTCATTATCATCAACATCTTTTTCTGCGAACCAAAAGTCACCGCCGACTTCGGCACAACTGGGAGCTTCAAAATCCTGCGGCCCCCGCATTTGTTATCTAATCCAGATAGTGTCGCACTTATCAGGTGCGCCCTTCGGTGTTGGACACATCCAACCCTGCCAAGGACCCTTGGCTGATACGCCAGTCTTATAGGTCATTGCTCCGTGCTTACAAGAGTTACCGCCTGCTGCTGGTGCAGCCGCTGGTGCTGGTACGTACTCACCCTTGAACTGTGCTGCGATAGCAGATACAGCAGGAGATACAGCAGCTGGTGCTATTGATCCTTGTGATAGTTCTTTACCGGTACTAATAATGTTCAGAGCGTTCATTGCAATATCTGCAAGTCCTGCTTCTAGTTCACGCACATCTGCTGCGTAAAGATTGATAAGTGTTCCATCAGCTAACTTGTAGTTGACTTGGAACTTTGTTCCTTCTGTAGCCATTTAGTTACCTCCAACTTGTTTAACAGATAGGCGCTGACTCTCAGCGCTTACCTTCTTAGGTACGAAACCTAATAGTTTTTCTACCTCGCTACTATCAACGGTCTCGCGACCTTTAATAGTTGACCAACTTACTTCGATACCACTTTGCGTAGTACCTAGTAAACCTACGAAGGATTCTTTCAGAGAATCTTGTTGCTTCTCTAGCTCCTTTATTGCTTGCCCTAACTGTAAGTACAGCAGTGCGTTCTTGTCAACATCCGCATCATCAATGATTACATCACTGACTGCGGTACGTTCTTTTTTTAGACCATCGCATCCCATCTCACCAGATGCGTCATAGAACTGGCAGTAATGCTGGCAGTAACTAGCATCCTTTTCCGGTGCTGGGAGTTCCTTTGATTCCTTAACAGTTGCGAGCCAACCGAGTGCAGTTAGTGCTACAGATTCGTCATAGGCTTCTGTGTGAACCTTGACGTCTCTTTCATCACCGTCCCGAGCAATCGCTACTAGCGACACTCGGTTGACTACGTAACCGTTTTTGGATAGGAGGTATCCATAGAGCTGTACCTGCCAGCGTTGTTGCGTTGATGGAAAGTAACCAAGGTTCTTAATCTTGGAAGTCTTCCAGTCAATCACATCGCCAGTGCCTGGTACATATAAATCAATGTGTGCTTTCATTCCATCGTATTCAACTTCAGCTTCAATCATTAACTCATCGTTACCAGATAGAGCCTTCTCAATCTCTGCGTGGATAGCAGTACCCATAATTGCGGCGAGCTTTAACTGATTATCGTTAGTCTCTGGTTGTTCGTTTAACCGGTACCAAACTCTACGACGGCAACCACCAACTTCTGATGGACCTATCTGTACCTGGGTTGAACGAGACTTCTTAGCATCAGCTGCGTGTAGCGCTGTTAACAATAGATCCTTTGGATCAGTAAATGCGCTCAACTGAAGTACCCCTTACTAGGTTTGCTGCTTGGAATAAACCCTTACAGTAATCGCACTCGTGGCAACCATCAACGCAAGTATAAGATTCTATATCTTGTGCAAGTGATTCGCGTAAAGCCATTTCATTAAATGAGTTAATGCCAGCGGCCTTGTAACCCATCTCTAGCGCTTCGTTAAGCGCATACTCCATAGTCTTTTCCATCGCTACCTCCTATAGCTTTTCTTGTACCACCAACTGTAAAGGCTTACCAGTATTGGAGTCAAGGACTGAAGCTATTTCAACAGCACGACGGGCGTGTCGCTTGACGTAATCTAATTCCATATTAGGTTTGCGGATTGAATACAGGTAGCCAAGAGCAAGCTGCCCACCACTACCAATGCCATAAGTTCCGTGATCTGTTTGGAAAAAAGAGAGGTCACAAGCAACCCTAAAGATATTACCGTTAAAAGCAAAGAGATAATCGAAGCCGCCATCTTTGTCCACCTTGTTCCACTCGTAGTTGTTTTCGTTAAAGGCCGTGATGATACTAGGTATCACCTTGGCACCCATATAAGTTACTGGATTCTCACCGCGATATGCCGGTGGTTTCCAATTGTAGGTGAGTATATCTCCTGGGCGTATATCGCCGGAAATGCCTATTAGAAACTTTCCCACCTCGACGATCTTGGGTGTACTAGTCGAGGTACTTACTAGGTTGTCCTCTGTGATCTGCGAGTCAGCGCAGAGCACGGCGTAATAGTCCGTTTGTATAGCTGAGATCGTAGTCATACTGGAATCATACTAGAGATCGGCGTGTCTTACCAGAGACACGCTACTGGTTTGGCTACAATATGAGCCGTGAGGCGAATTAAACAGGGTGTGCGCCCCCTTGCGGGGCGCGACAGGGGTACTACAGGGCTACTGCGCTGGCTCCGTCTACCAACCCTGTCAAGAAACTCTAGCCCATTACCACCAGTATTTGGTAGCGACCTTCGGGAGCTGGGCCCAATACACGTCTGTCCCTGTGGCTCCCAAGTCTTTAGCATTATGGCCTCCTTCGAGGACAACGAAATGGTCTGGTATTTTCTTGACGGAACCTGTGTTAGCTGTGGTAATCTAGTAACAGTTCCGTGTCCTGCCGATACGGAATAGGGAGCCATCTCCTGATTGAGTGCTGATCCTGGGTACGATGTTAAACTGCCCAACTTTTTGACATAAAAAAAGAAGCCCCCCATCCCGAAGGATGGAGGGCCTTTGCCTCGCGTTGCTATGGGTTACTTAGACCCACGACCAAACTCTGCGGCATTTGGATCCAATGCTTTTAGTAATGGACCTGCGATAGCAGCGAGACCTGCTGTTGCTAGTGCCTTTGGGTCTGTCACTCCGGCAAGCCATAGAGCGATTACTGAGGCGATACCAGCACGTAGATATGTGGCAGCCATTGCTTTCATTTTCTTATCCATTAGTTCTCCTTCTGAGATGGGACGTCCTTCTTCTTAGGTAAAGGTTTAGAAACCTTAGCCTTTACCTTAGAAATCACCGTCAACTCCCCTAACCAGGGGAACCAAGGTGAAGTATCGTGACCGTACTTTTCGTTAATAGAAATATGCAGATGCTTATTGTGTTTGTTGCTACCGGTATAAACCCGATCACCTTCATCAGCTCTATCCTTAGACCAGATCTTGCCTTGGAAGATCAAGTACTTAACGCGCTTGTCTGCCTTTAGGTACTGGAAGATCTTCTTACAATCAATACCAGCTAGAACATCGTGGGTTAGATCTACTGCGTAACCAGTATTGTGATCGCTGTTAGGGCTTTGCGATATGTGTGCTTTGCTAGGCAGTAAGCCGTCGCTAGCTTTCTTCCGCTTTGGACAGTGTGCTGTCGCTTGTCGCAGGACAGCAATAGCGGCAGGTGTGGCTCGTTTGGCAATCGTCACAGGTATCACTCATTTCTTTTGTATCATCATCTGATAAAGGATCTCAACTTTTTCTTCCAGTCTAATGACGGAATCTTTGAGGCTTGATCCTGAATTGGGTTTAAGTTCATTTAGGTAATGCTTAACTAGCCAGCGCACAGCGCCAGCAAAGCCACCAACAACTGTACATACTGCTATAGCCATTGCTGCGTAATCTTGTGCGCTCATTAAACACTCCGAATTGTGACTAGAAGCAAGCCGCCGAAACCGGAGAATCGTTTATCTGTTGGGGTCTTGTTGATGAAGTCCATCTCCTCGATGAGTCCAATATAAGATTCACCGGTACGAAAGTCTTCAACTCTGATGGTATCGCCAGTATTTTCTACTGACTCTAACTGCGCCATACGAGCATAGGCAGAACCTTCATATCCAACTTCGTTGTTGAACTTATCCATCTCGTGGTCATAGCACATTACTGGGTACTGAATTAAACGCTGACGTGGGATAGCTGGTAGCGCCTTGATCTGGTAGCCAGTAAACAATGGGCCAGATGCGCTGTTAGTTGTTGAACGGTACATAACAAACTTAAAGCCAACATACTGCTGAGCACCTACTGGGTAGTTGACGTTGATCTCTGGTACAGAATCGCCTTGAGAAAAGGTACCGATATTGTATGGAGTACCAGTTGAATCAATTGATTGAATATCAAAGGCACCATTGGTGGTGTCAATGCGTGGCTGTAGCAGCTTGAAGATCTTATTCTCTAGCGTGTTGTAACGGACATAGCCAGTACGCAAGTAGCCTTCAGCCATAAGGGTTGTTGCTGACTCAATGTAGATAGTTCCATCTGTGCCATTGCCTGCGTTACAGAAGGCTAGACGGTTAGTATCTCCAATGAAGGCACAAGCTGTTGTGCTAGTAAGAACAGTGTCACTAGGGCTATAGAGATCCCAAGCATAAGCAAAGATCAGCGGACTGATCTCAGTGCCAAGGTTGATACGGGTAACACCGGCTTGACCTTCGACTCCTGTTGCTG